ACACTTTTGTAAACCTTTATGCTGATGATGGTACAGGGTATGCCACATTGCATAGTCCACTGGTGTGGATATACGGCGGCAATAGCACGGCGTTTTTTGGCGGCAGCATTGATACTTTGAAGATTGGAGCGGGCGTCAAAAACACGGTTACCAATTCTTTGGCTTACAACCTTAACGGTACTGGCACTATCACCGACGCTGGAACCAACACCCGCCATATTCAGCTTTTCAACGTCTCACCCAGCGGAATCACGCTACCCGATTCCTACGTCACCAAAAACACTTGGACGCCAGTTCCCGCTAGTTTGGTGGTTGTCGGCACTCCAACCTACACCGGCACCTACGAGCGCATTGGTGACTTCGTCAGCTTTACCATCCGGGTCACCAGCACCACCAGCACAGCGGCCACGGCAGGATCAACCAGTTTCACGGCGCCGACTTCGACCGTGGTGTCAGGCACCTGCGTTGCCGCATCTGCCGTAACTGCGGTTGGCTACGGCACTGGCTTGGTTAGCAGCAACGTCATTTATGTGCCGACCTGGGCGGCAAGCGCCGACGTTGTCATCACTGGTCAATACTTCGCAGCATAAGGAGCCATCATGGCTGGCGTCAAAATATCAAACCTTCCTGTTGTAGCGGTAACGCCGCTGACGGGTGCTGAACTTCTTGCAGTAGTTCAAGGAGGCGTCACTTCGCAAGCTACGGTGGCGCAGTTGTTCAACTACGTTGAGCCAAACTTGTACTTGTACGAGAACTTGGCTGTAGTCTCCACTGACTACACTATCAGCACTAACTACAACGCAATGAGTGCTGGCCCCATTACGATCAACTCCGGCGTGGCAATTACTGTTCCGACCGGTTCTTCTTACGTTGTTGTCTAAGGAAAAATCATGGCTGTAACTATCAATGGCGCAGGCACCATCACTGGCTTGACTTCGGCTGATGTGCCGCAAGTCAACGTCACCACCAAACTTCTTGTCGGCGGGCCTACCTCAACTGCGGGCGCATTCGGTGTGCAAGTGTACGGGTCAAGCTCTACAAACGCTCCCAGCGTATCGCAACGAGGATTTTCAGATACTGCTGGCGGTCCTAACCTTCTTTTCATCAAGACTCGCGGTACAACGTACACTTCTGTGAATGCTGTGCAGCAGAACGACACGCTTGGCGCATTGACTTTTTACGGCACAGACGGCACAAACGCGCAAGTTTTTGGTGCCATCACTGTCTTTGTTGACGGCGCAGTTTCAACCGGCACCGTTCCCACTGCCATGACGTTCACCACCGGTTCTACTGTTGGCTTAACCCGGATGATTATCAACAGTTCCGGCCAAATCGGCATGGGAACAGCCACCCCGGCATCTGCGTCTGCTTTGGAGATTGCTTCAACAACCCAAGGCGTGCGGTTCCCAGTGATGACCACTGCGCAGAAAAACGCAATTGGCACTCCTGTCACCGGTCTGGTGGTGTTCGACACCACACTTGCTAAACTCTGCGTCTACTCTGGCTCGGCCTGGCAAACCATCACCTCGGTGTAATCATGAAAACAGCGGCTTGGCAACGCAAAGAAGGCAAGAACCCCGAGGGCGGCTTGAACGCCAAGGGCCGCGCCTCGTACAACAAGGCCAACCCCGGCAAGCCTGGCCTGAAGCCACCGCAGCCCGAGGGTGGCCCGCGCAAGGACTCGTTTTGCGCTCGGATGGGCGGTGTGCCGGGTCCGATGAAGGACGCCAAGGGTGAGCCTACACGCAAAGCTTTGGCGCTGAAGAAGTGGAAGTGCTGACATGAAGGTGACCTACGGTCCAGAGTTTTTTGCCATTGCAAAGAACACTCCGTCGAAAGTCAAGTTTCGGCAGAACATCCTGACCGTACAGGAAGGGATGCAGAAGATGATCGCTGACGGCGATATGCCGGATCGGTTGCCTGACTGCACCCTGACGCACACGTTCTCGCCCATGCACGAAGAGTACGGGTGCCGGACCTACGCTAGGCAAATGTTCATCCCGCAAGGGACGCTGATCATTGGGAAAATCCACCGGCACCAGCACCTGAATTTCATCATACAGGGCAAAGTATCGGTCAGCACCGAGTTTGGCAAGAAGTACTTTGAAGCGCCTTGCACCTTTGTCTCTGAAGAAGGGCTGAAGCGAGCGGTGTACGCGGAAGAAGACACGATCTGGGTGACGGTGCATATGACCAAGCACTTGGAGCTAGACGCGATAGAATCAGAACTCATCTCGCCAACGTACGATGAGATGGGCCTTCTGGGCGACCTAACGAAAAAGGTGACAGCATGACTTTCGGCATTAGTGCGGGCATGGGCATGGCAATCATGGGCGGCAGCGCCCTTGCGGGCGGCTTAATTTCGGCCAGTGGCGCCAGAGACGCTGCACGCACTCAAGCCGATGCGGCCAATCGCGCTGCTGATCTCCAGAAGCAGATGTTCGACGAGCAGAAGCGTCTCTCAGAACCGTATCGCCAAGGAGGGCTTGCCGCGCAAAATAAGTTGCTAGAGCTTCTCGGCATCGGCGGCGACCCTAACGCAGCGGGCTATGGTAGCTATTCCAAACCGTTTAGCATGGCCGACTACCAGGCCGATCCAGGCTATGGGTTTAGGCTGGGCGAAGGCCTCAAGGCAATGGGCCACCAAGCTGGCGCCAGAGGTGGGCTGATCTCTGGCCAGACCATGAAAGGTCTAGAAGACTACCGGCAGAACTCGGCATCGAACGAGTACCAGAACGCTTTCAACCGCTACCGACTTCAACGGGGCGACTACTCAGGCATGTTGGGCAACCAGATGTCTTCCGGCCAAGCAGCGGCGGTTGGGCAAGCCAACCAAGCAGGCCAGTATGGCGTCAACGCGGGCAACCTGATGGGCCAGGCGGGTCAGTCGATGGCTGCGGGGCAGATGGGTTCAGCCAACACGTTTGGCAACGCGTTGGCCTCGATGGGTAGCGCGTACCAGCAGCAGCAACAGCAGAACCAGAACCAAGCTAACTTTAACCGACTATTTCCGTCTAGTGTTGCTAGTGCTGCTAGTGGCGGCGGTGGGTCGTACATGATAAACGACCCAACATCTCCTTTCGCTAACTACGCAGGCTAAGGATTACTCATGGCTGATCTGAACGCTCTCATCGCCCAAGGCGCGCAGTTCCGCGTCCCGCCGCCGGTAGACACGATGGGGAACCTGCCGCAACTGATGCAGATGCAATCGTTGCAGCAGCAGAACCAGATGAACCAGATGAAGATGCAGGAGTCCCAGCGCGGACAGCAGGAGATGAACGCGCTACGCGGCATCATGTCGCGCCCCGGCTTCGATCTTTCTACACCTCAGTCGCAACGAGATGTGTACAACGTAGCGCCAACGCTTGCCGAAAACCTCATCAAAGGGCATCTGGGCAACGTAAAGATTATGGGCGAGGCCAGTAACCTCAAACTCACAGGCCAAAAATTAGCTATTGAAGCTGCCGCAGAAAAAGAAAAACATTTGGCGCAAATGTACCGCGACATCAGCGGGCGCCCATCAGATGCCAACATCACCGCTCACGCTGAAGACGTAGCCGCATCGCCGCTGTACACGCCCGAAGAAAAGGCGCGTGTAGCTGCTAAAGCGCAAAGTTTATTGGAACTTCCAATGGCTGACCGCACGGCGATGTTGTCCGGGCAAGGCATTAGCGCAGGCGAATTGTCAACAGCGGCCACCGCCAGAGCTAACCAAGGCGTGATGATGCGCGGCCAAGACATCGTTGCGGGCACGGCGGCTGCGGGGCAAGACGTTACCAGACGAGGTCAAGACATCGTTGCAAGTACTGCCAAAGCTGGACAAGGCGTTATTCTGCGCGGTCAAGACCTTGTGGATGCCCGCGAACGACAAAACATCGCCATCAGGCAAGAAACGCAACGCCGCGAAAGCGACCCGGCGTTCAAACAACAAATGGCCCAAGCTACGGCTATGGGTCAAGCCATAGCCAAAGATCAAGCATTGGCCCAGCAAGTGTTGCCAAAAGTGCTTGACACCGCTCAACAAACACTTAGCCAAATCGACACTATGATTGGAAAACGGGACGCCGAAGGCAATTTGCTTAAAGGTCAAGCGCCCCATCCAGGATTTGCCAATGCTGTGGGCGTTGGATTTCCTGGCGCTCGATTTATCCCCGGCACGGCAGCCGCCGATTTTCAATCGCGATTTGATCAAGTTAAGGGCGGCGCGTTTCTGCAAGCGTTTGAGACGCTCAAAGGTGGCGGTTCTATTAGTAACGTCGAAGGTGAAAAAGGAACTGCTGCGCTTAACCGTATGAACTTGGCGCAAAGCGAAAAAGAATTTGTCAACGCTGCACGCGAGTTCCAAGGCATAGTTCGCAAAGGAGTGGAACGTGCCAAAGTACGGGTTGGTGGCAACGCGCCTGCGGCGGCGCCAAAAGAAGTCAACTTTGGGGACCTCAAATAATGGACGTTCGTCTGCCCGATGGCACGCTTATCAAAGGCGTACCCGATGACATGTCTAAGGCCGATTTCACAGCCAAGTTGAAGTCGAACGGGTACGATGTCAGCAAGTTAGAAGCCGCCCCAGCGCCCACTCGCGGCACTGCGATGGGTGAACCCCCATCGCGGATGGATCAGTTTGTTGAAGGCGTGAAGCAGTCCATCCCAGCGCAGATACTGGCTGGTGGATATCGAGGCGCTCGCGACATTACCGACACGCTGCTGTCCGCAGTCGGTGGCGCTCCGGCAGAAGCAGCGGCGGCAAAAGCAAAAGCCGAATACGAGCAACGGTACGGTGACTCAGCCCTTGCCAGCAGCACCCGCTTGGGCACCCAGATGGCTGTGACCGCGCCTGTCGGCGGTCTGGTTGCCGCTCCACTCAAAGCAGCCGCAACGATGGCGCCGTCTCTGGCTAGGTTTCTGACGCCGGTTGCTGGCGCTTTGGAAACATCAGGGTTTGGCCAGACCGGGTTGACCGGCGTAAAGAACGTCGCCACTCGCGCCGTGGGCGGCGCTGTCCCCGGCGCCATCTCTGCTGGACTGGTGAACCCAGAAGACACCGGCATGGGCGGCGCCATTGGCGCAGCAGTCCCGGCAGTAGCCGCGCCGGTTGCCAAAATAGGCATTGAGTTTGGTCGAAAAGTAGCTGCACCAAAAGCGGCCACATACCTGCAAGCACTTGAGGGCAGAGGCCAAGACATCCTCAACGCGCTGCGAAGCCCCAACGCGGTCATTGTGCCTGGCAGCGCTCCTACAGCGGCGCAAGTGGCCGCGCCAGTAGGCAGCGCCCGGTTCTCCGCGCTTGGACAAGCGTCTACCGAAGTGCCTGAGATGGCGACCCAGTTTGCCGGCCAAGCCGCGCAAAGCAACGCTGCTAGGCTTGCGCAAGAAGCACAAGCACAAGCGCGTTTTGGCGCTGCAATGGACCGCACCAAAGCAAAAATTGACCGTGGGCTGATTGATGTCAGCCCCCGCGAGGTTGGCGATAGTTTGTTGGGCGCGGCCAAAGCAGAACAGAAAGCGGTCAAAGAAGGCGTGATCCAGCCAGCCTACACCGCCGCGTTCAAAGAAGCCGGTGATGCTGCCATCGACGTATCGAATGTCGTGTCCAAAGCCGAATCAATTTTAGAGCGCAAGTTGTCCAGCTTTGCTCCTGAGTCGGCGCCCGACACGGTTCGCAAGTTGCTGTCGTTCAAACCTACTGAACCGCCTGCGCAAGCAATTGGCAGCGGGTTAGTAAGCAAGAACATCAAAGGTGCAGCGCTAGAAGTTGGCCCGCCTACGGCAACGCTTCAGCAGTTGGACGATCTTCGCAAAGCAGTGAACGCGGACATTGCTGCTGCCAAGTTGGGCACTCAGCCCATGTCGCCAACTGCGTTGAAAAACCTGTACGACATCCACGGCGCAATCGACGACGCGGTCGGCAAAAGCACTACGCTTCCTGACGCTGCCAAACAAGCGTATGCCAAAGCGGTCGGCCTGTATCGCACCGAGTACGTCCCTCGCTTCAAGACTGGCGTCAACGCAAACTTGTTCAAGCAGACCGCGCTAAACGAACCAAAGGTCAATGCGGACGATGTCATCACCAAGTTCTTCAGCAAAGACGGCGAGCGTGAAGCTGGCCAGTTTGTAGATCTTTTTGGTAAGAACCCAGACGCAATGAAGGTGGCGCGGTCAGGTATTGAAGACTTGTACCGGCGCAAGGTGACGGATGAACTTGGCAATGTCATCCCGTCGAAGCAAGCGCAGTTTATGAAGGACTACGCTCGCCCGTTGGGCATCCTTGACGATGCTGGCATGAACCTGACGCAGCGCCTTGATGTCATCAACAAAGACGCGGCGCGGTTGGCTCGCATCAACCAAATGGCAAAAGACAGCGGCAACAAATTGCGCGATCCTTTGCCGCCTGGCGCCAACGCGCTTGCGGTTGAGCAGCGTATTGCTGACCTCACCAAGAACATGACGCCGCAACAGTTGGCTAAAGTAAACTTGGTGCGGGCTGACCTAGCGCGGGAGGCTGAGTATGAAAGCCTAGCAAGAGCCGGTCGGCCGGCTGGACCAACTGGCGAACGTATCGCAACTGAGGTCGGCAAACAAGCTGGCGTCCCGTTGCCTACGCTGTTGAACCGCGCTGTCACCGTGTTCAACGGTGTTGTCAAACGGCTCTCTGGTTCTATGGATGACAAGCTTGCCTTAGAGTTGGCGCGTGAGATGTCCAACCCTGCGCTTGCTGCGGCACAAATAGAGTCGGCGATGGCCAACCGCGCAAATCAAGACATGACCAACGCGCTGCTGCGCCGCGCCGCTCGGCCTGCAACCGCAGGCGCCATCCTTGCCAACACGGAGAACAACAATGCCCTCGCTCCCGCAAGATAAAGCCAACCACTTCTTCTACGGTGCGCTGATCTTCCTCGCCGCGCTTGCTGCCTTCCGGCACGCTGACGCGGCGTATGGCTTGGTGGTGTTGGCCGCAGTGGGCAAGGAAGCAATCGACTGGCTCTCCAACCAACGCGCTATCAGAGCAGGCGCGCCGCCAACGCACGGGGTAGAATGGCTCGACGCCCTGGCGACTTGCGCTGGCGGCGCCGTTCCGTATCTTGCAAGGATGATCTGATGGATTCTCAATCTCTCATCAACACCGGCCTGAGCCTAGCTTGTGTCGTAATCGGCTGGCTTGCTAGAGAGCTGTGGACGTCAGTCAAGATGCTCCAGTCCGATCTGACAAGCCTGTCGGTCGAACTGCCCAAGACCTACGTCACTCGGGACGATTACCGGTCAGACCTCAAAGAGATCAAAGACATGCTTGGCAAAATCTTTGACCGGCTTGACGGCAAGGCCGACAAGTCATAAGCCAACTGCAACCCCCGCGCAGACAACAACGCTTCAAGACTTGCTAGCCGCACGCGCCCCATGTTGGGCCACTGCAAAACATCTTTGCGCGTGAACTGCAAGAGGCGCTGCAAACTGCCATCTCCTGTGGTTTCTAAGTTGGACATGATGGTGTTGACAGAACTTACACCCAAAGGCGCAAGAAAAGTTATTAAGTCTAGTTTGCTCATAGCAGCGCCGAGATACCCACAGTCACCATCTCGCTGCGCAACTTCGACGGGTTGGTCTTCGCCATCACCCGCAGCGCCACCGCAGCGAACGTCTCGATGCCTGCCCAGGCATCCTCTAGATGCGGATCATTGAGCGCTAGGATGTGCGCTCTGATTGTCAGGACGTCTGCCATGTAGGCGTCCCTGATGGCGTCAATTGCTTGCTTGGTGGGTCTCATAAGAAGTTTGCCAGTTGCCACACGCTGTTGGGCGTATGTAATCTGTTTTTGGGTATTACTTGTTGAAAAACCTCTCGCGCAATTTTTCTTTTATTGTTGTTTATGTTTTTGCGTATTCTGGTTTGCTCAATTAGGTTTGCACATAAAGCATTGTAATGCTCGATTGCGACCCATCTTTTCTTTGCACATACATTTAATACCCCAAGTCTTCGATTGATTGTCAACAGTTTACTAACTCTGTCGTTACTGATACCCATCAATTTTGCTAAGTCTCTGAACAAGATGCCGTTAGGTAACCCAGCAACAACAGACGCGCAACGCGCAACGTCTAAATGTTCGTCTTTAATTTTTGACATCACAAAGCTCTTCGTAAGCCAACCAAGTAGACAGATACCACTGCGCTTTTTCTAGCGACTCGGTGCCGCCCTTGTGCCGCTCGCGCCAGATGTACTTGAGCGCGTTACCCTTGCAGTAGCCCCGAAACTCTTCTTCAGTCAGCGCGGCCATAATTGCGTCAATGCACTCAACCGAACCTTGGGTGTAGTGCGGCGGGTTGTTTACGATGTCAGTCATTTGAACCACTAATGTGCCGCAACACTCACTCGTAATGCCTTGGCCCCCAATACCAGCAGTACG